TTATAACAATGGTACTCCTACTTACATTACTGGCACTCATTACATGTACTTGCAATGGTCAAAGATTGACATTGGAGCACCAGATTTTAGAGAAGCAAACAGACTATTCTTTATATTTTGGGAAGCATGTAAAGCAGATGCAAGATGTTACGGGATGTGTTACCTTAAAAACAGACGATCTGGATTTTCTTTTATGTCATCAGCAGAGCTTGTTAATCAAGCTACAATATCTTCCGATGCTAGGTTTGGAATACTTTCCAAGTCTGGAGCAGATGCCAAAAAAATGTTCACAGATAAAGTTGTCCCAATATCAGTTAACTACCCGTTCTTTTTTAAACCCATTCAAGATGGTATGGACAGGCCAAAAACTGAACTGGCTTATAGAGTACCAGCCTCAAAGCTTACTAGAAGAAAGCTGGAGTCGAATGAGCAATTAAGAGAGTTAGATGGACTTGATACAACTATTGACTGGAAAAATACAGGTGATAACTCTTATGATGGTGAAAAGCTAAAGCTTTTAGCTCATGATGAAAGTGGTAAATGGGAAAGACCTGATAATATATTAAACAACTGGAGAGTTACAAAAACTACATTAAGACTAGGATCTAGGATCGTAGGTAAATGTATGATGGGCTCAACTTCAAATGCTTTAGACAAAGGTGGAAACAACTTCAAAAAATTATACTATAATTCAGACGTTACAAAAAGAAATAGAAACGGACAAACTTCTTCTGGACTCTATAGCTTGTTCGTCCCTATGGAGTGGAACTACGAAGGATTCATTGATACTCATGGATTACCTGTCTTCGCTGTCAAAAACAATACAGTCAAAGGAATTGACGGTTACGACATTACAACAGGCGTTGTCGAGCATTGGGAAAACGAAGTTGAAGGATTAAAAAGAGATCAAGACAGTTTAAATGAATACTATAGACAGTTTCCAAGAACTGAAGCTCATGCTTTTAGAGACGAGTCTAAACATAGTTTATTTAACTTAACTAGAATATATCAACAAATAGATTACAATACTGAAGTAGGTAATGAAAAAGCCGTAACACAAGGTAGTTTCCAATGGACTAATGGAGTTAAAGACACTAATGTAAGTTTTGTTCCTAGTAGTAGTGGTAGATTCAAAATAACATGGGTACCACCTAATAATTTGCAAAACCAAGTGATACTAAGAAAAGGATACAAATATCCTGGCAATGAACATCTTGGAGCTTTTGGTTGTGATAGCTACGATATTAGTGGAACAGTAGATGGTAAGGGATCTAACGGATCTTTACATGGCTTAACTAAGTTTAGTATGGAAGATGCTCCTCCTCATCATTTCTTTTTAGAATATATATCAAGGCCACAAACTGCTGAAATATTTTTTGAAGATGTATTGATGGCGTGTGTATTTTACGGCATGCCAATACTAGCTGAAAACAATAAACCTAGATTATTATACTATTTTAAACGTAGAGGTTACAGAGGTTTTTCAATGAATCGTCCTGATAAAATTTGGAACAAACTGTCTACAACAGAAAAAGAAATAGGTGGAATACCTAATTCAAGTGAAGATATTAAACAAGCGCACGCCGCTGCTATTGAGTCTTATATAGAAAATTATGTAGGATTTCTAGACAACAACACTGGTGACATGTATCATCAAAAAACACTAGAAGACTGGGCAGCTTTTGACATAAATAATAGAACAAAGCATGATGCTTCTATAAGCTCTGGTCTAGCTATTATGGCTTGTAATAGGAATAAATATATTCCAACAGCTAATGTTATTAAAAATAAAGTTGACTTAGGTATAAAAACCTATGATAACAAAGGAAATTTATCTAAAATAAACGAATAAATGCAAATACAAACTTATAATGGTAGTTCTTTTCCAGATCAGGTAGTACCTGACGAGGTCAAAGATAGCTTAGATTACGGAAGGCAAGTTGGTAGAGCCATTGAGGGTGATTGGTTTAGTGGTACTAGATCGGGAGTATCTGGAAGATACAATACTAACTATAATAACTTTAGAAATTTAAGACTTTATGCTAGAGGAGAGCAGTCTGTGCAAAAATATAAAGATGAACTTGCTATAAATGGCGATTTGTCTTATTTAAATTTAGACTGGAAACCAGTACCTATAATACCAAAGTTTGTAGACATTGTCGTTAACGGCATGGATGGAAAGCTATATGATATAAAAGCTTATGCTCAAGATCCAGAGTCTTTAAAAAAGAGAACTAGATACGCCGAAACAATATTAAGAGATATAAACTCTCAAAAGCTTATTCAAAAAATTAAACAAGTGTCAGGCATGGACCTACACAGCACTGCTAATCCCGAAGATCTACCTCAAAACCAAGAGGAACTAGATCTGCATATGCAACTCACTTATAAGCAGTCTATAGAAATAGCAGAAGAAGAAGCTATTAATAATACTTTAGCTTTTAATAAGTATGATTTAACAAGAAAAAGAACTGCTGAAGATTTAGTAGTTTTAGGCATAGGCGCTGTAAAAACTAGTTTTAACTTGTCCGAAGGCGTAACAGTTGAGTATGTTGATCCAGCTGATTTAGTTTACTCATACACAGATGATCCTAATTTTCAAGATATATGGTATGTTGGTGAAGTTAAATATGTTAGCTTAAACGAACTTAAAAAAGAATTTCCAGGTTTAACTGATGAGGAGATGGAGACTATACAGCAGTATCCAGGTAGTAAAAGTTACAATTATCAATTTAACGGAAGACAAGATAATAATAGTATTGCAGTTCTTTATTTTGAATATAAAACTTACCAAGATCAAGTTTTTAAAATAAAAGAAACAGCCACTGGTTTAGAAAAAACATTAGAAAAACCTGACACTTTTAATCCTCCAAAAAATGATAAGTTTGATAGAGTTTCAAGGTCTATAGAGGTATTATACCACGGTGCTAAAATATTAGGTCACGACATGATGTTAAGATGGGGTGTTGCTAAAAATATGATAAGACCAGAGGCTAATGTTGTTAAAGTAAACATGAGCTATAATATATGTGCTCCAAAAATGTACAAAGGTAGAATAGAGTCTTTAGTTGGTCGTATGACAGGTTTTGCTGATATGATACAGCTAACGCATCTTAAATTACAACAAGTTTTATCAAGGTTAGTTCCTGATGGTGTTTATTTAGATGTTGATGGATTAGCAGAAGTAGATCTTGGCAATGGTACTAATTATAATCCAGCTGAGGCATTGAATATGTATTTCCAAACTGGTAGTATATTAGGTAGGTCTATGACTCAGGATGGTAATATGAATCCTGGTAAAGTGCCTATACAAGAATTACAGTCTAGTTCTGGTGGTAGTAAAATGCAGTCTTTAATACAGACTTATCAGTATTATTTACAAATGATGAGAGATGTTACTGGGCTTAATGAAGCTAGAGATGGCAGCCAACCAAATAAAGACTCATTAGTTGGATTGCAAAAACTTGCAGCTGCTAACTCTAACACAGCTACTAAACATATAGTTCAAGCAAGCTTATATCTATCAGCAAGAACATGTGAAAATATATCTTTAAGAATAAGTGATGCTTTAGAATTTCCACTAACAAAAGAAGCATTAAAAAATAGTATTAGCTCTTACAATGTAGGAACTTTAGAAGATATGTATAGTTTAAACTTATTTGAGTTTGGTATATACTTAGATTTAGTTCCTGATGAAGAGGAAAAAGCACAATTAGAAAACAATATTCAAGCTGCTTTAAAGACAAACACAATACATTTAGAAGACGCTGTAGAAATAAGAGATATAAAAAATCTTAAATTAGCTAATCAGTTTTTAAAATTAAAAAGAAAACAAAAAGCCGCAGAAGATCAAAAAGCACAACAAGCTAATATACAAGCTCAAGCTAATGCTAATGCTGAGGCTTCTGAAAGATCTGCAGCTGCCGAAATGCAAAAACAACAAGCACTAGCGGAAACAACACTGCAAATTGCTCAAGGTAAGTCTAATTTTGAAATAAATAAGATGCAACAAGAGTATGATATGAAAAAGCAGATGATGGAAATGCAATTTTTATTTGATAAAGAGTTGAAACAAATGGAAGTAGATAAGTTAAGTTCTAAAGAAAAAATGATAGAAGATCGTAAAGATGATAGAACTAGACTAGAAGGAACGCAGCAAAGTGAAATGATACAACAAAGAAATTTAGATTTACCACCTATAGATTTTAACCAAGGTGGTCAAGCACAAGACTCAACGCCTCAGGGCTTATTAGAGTAATTATTAACTATTATATTATATTATGTCAGAAGAAATAAAAGAAACACCAGGGGGCGAATTGACTCAAGGTGAATTTAAAATTAAGAAAAAACCAAAAAACCTAAGCAACATTAAAGAAATTACTAAAACTAAAATAGATTTATCTAAAAAAGAAGATGAACCTGTAGTTGATAAAGTTGAAGAAGATAAAACAGAAGACAAAGTGATTGAAGAAGTTTCTAAAGAAACTGTAGTTGCAGAAAACAAAGAACAAGAAGATCCTACAAAAACAAGAAGAGTAGTAGAATTACCTGAAGACTTAAATAAACTAGTTAAGTTTATGGAAGAAACAGGTGGTACAGTTAAAGACTATGTTAGACTAGACACTGACTTTTCTCAAGTAGATGGTAATGTTTTATTAAAAGAATATTACAAAAATACTAAGCCACACTTAGATGATGAAGAGATTAATTTCATAATGGAAGATAACTTCTCATTTGACGAAGAGCTTGACGAAGAGCGAGATATAAAAAAGAAAAAACTCGCACTTAAAGAAGAAATTGCTAAAGCCAAAAGCTTTTTAGAAGATACTAAAGATAAATATTACGAAGAGATCAAGTTGAGACCTAACGTAACTGAAGATCAGAAAAAAGCTACTGACTTTTTCAATAGATATAACAAAGAGCAATCACAAATTGTACAAAGACAAGAAGAGTTTGTTAAAAGTACTAATGACTATTTTTCTAACGATTTCAAAGGTTTTGAGTTTAACGTTGGAGAAAAAAAGTTTAAGTACAATGTTAACAATGCTCAAGATGTGGCTAAAGACCAAGTCAAACTATCTAATCTAACTAAGATGTTCTTAGGCGATGATGGATCTGTTGAAGACATTAATGGTTATCACAAAGCTTTGTATGCAGCTAGAAACATAGATACTATTGCTAATCATTTTTACGAACAAGGGAAAACCGACGGCGTAAAAGGTTTAGTGAATAAATCTAAAAATATAGAAACAGCTTCTCGTCCACAAAACGGTGAAGATATTTATATTGGAGGTTTAAAAGTAAAAGCAGTTTCTGGTGTTGATAGTTCTAAGTTAAAAATACAAAGAAAAAATAAAAACTAAAAACTAAAATTATGAGTTTATCAGGTGGGAGTTTTCCCGCGTCAATAGTCCCTTCTCAAAACAGAATGGCATTGAGTTCTAACTTTTTAGAATTCAATACTGGAGCTGGAAAGGACTTTGCACAACAATATCTACCGGAGCTTTACGAAGCTGAAGTAGAAAGATACGGAAACAGGACTTTGTCTGGTTTCTTGAGAATGGTAGGAGCTGAAATGCCTATGACTTCTGATCAAATTATTTGGTCTGAACAAAACAGATTACACATCTCTTACAAATCATTAACACAAGCTATAACTGAAACAGGTGGTAACACTGGTGTATTCCGAGTTACTCCAAGTTTAGCTACTACAGGTAACACTGCTACTAGCATAGCTGTAAGAAAAGGACAAACAGTTCTTTTATCAGATGATGCTACTGGTTTAGTAACTGCTAAAGTTCATGTAACTGAAGTATTTGACGCTGCACAAGGTGGCGGATCTGCTGTAGTTGATGGAGCTTCTAATGCTTTAAGTTTCACATGTTCACCTTATGGAAGCAATGACTTACCTGCTGGTTTATTAGGAACTACAGGCGTCAATATGTTTGTATACGGTTCTGAGTTTAAAAAAGGTACCAACGGAATGTCAGGTTCTATTGAGCCATCTTTTACTCAGTACGCTAACAGACCTGTAATTATCAAAGACAAATACGAAATCAATGGCTCTGACACTGCTCAAATTGGGTGGGTTGAAGTTGCTACTGAAGACGGAACATCTGGATATTTATGGTATCTAAAAGCTGAGTCTGAAACTAGATTACGTTTTGAAGATTACTTAGAAATGCAAATGGTTGAAGGTGAAAATTCTAAAACTACTGCAGGTGGTGCTACTACTTTAAGTGGTCAAGGTTTAGAAGGTTCTCAAGGTTTATTTGCTGCTATCGAAGACAGAGGTAATATATACTCTGGTTTTGCTGGTGCTGCTGCTCCTGGTTCAGGTGCAATGGGAGATTTTGATGAAATACTTAAAAACTTAGACAAGCAAGGTGCTATTGAAGAAAACATGCTTTTCTTATCTAGATCTACCGCTCTTGATTTTGACGATATGATTGCTGCTATGGCAGGTGGAGGTTATGCTTCTACAGCTTCAGCTTCTTATGGTTTATTTGATAATGAGCAAGAGATGGCATTAAACTTTGGATTTACTGGATTCAGAAGAGGTTCTTATGACTTCTACAAAACTGACTGGAAATATCTAAACGATGCATCTACAAGAGGATTAGATAATGCAATTGATGGTGTGCTTGTTCCTGCTGGAACCTCTACAGTATACGATCAAATGTTGGGATCTAATATTAGACGACCATTCTTACATGTAAGATACAGAGCTTCTGAAACTGAAGATAGAAGATTTAAAAACTGGATCACTGGTTCAGTTGGAGGAGCTTACACTTCTGATTTAGATGCAATGTCTGTACACTTCTTATCTGAAAGATGTTTAGTAACTCAAGCTGCTAATAACTTCGTGTTATTCAAAGGAGCTTAATTAATTATTAACATTT